CAAGAAAGTTGCTGTTGTTATTTAATTTTGGCGGAACTGTTTTAATCGTTTCTTGAATATTACCGGCCGTATTTGTAAGATCACTTACAGTAGCTCCTTGGTTTACGTTACTTACCAAAAGTAAAAGCCATTTTTGAAGAGGCGTAGAAAGCCCTTGCAGCACTCCTTTTGAAAGTTTGGGAACATTTACAGCCATTAAAGTCCCTCATTTAAAGCTACTTCACGGATTACCGTAGGGTAGTTATCCGATTGAGCAATTCGGTAAGACCTTTTTCTTGAGTTTCCAAGCCGGTCATAAAGAATTCTATTTCGATATTCGCCGACGTTTCCGGGACAGCGCCAAACTTCATTTCCAAAAGTCTTTTCGCCGTCGTCGGACCAGGAAAGCGCCATTTGAGGCACATCGCCTTGCGTGTCGCCCATGCCGGCTTCAATAACAAATTCCAGCCTGGAATGAAATATCCGTTGGCCTTTATTTTCGACGCTTGGAAAAGTCCATATCCGCTCGATAGGCTGACCGTTGTCGGTGTAGTTATTCTCATCGAGCTGATAAATAATGCCGTTTTCGTAATCGCCGACCAGCCACATGTTTTGAAACATGGTGCAGCAATTCGCTCGCCAGTTGCCGGTATTTCCCATGGAGGTGCGCCGGTGCCATTGAAGCGTCGAAGGCTCATAAGTCCAGGTGGCTCCCGCTGTGGGAAAGCAAAGATTGTACTGCTCTCTGGCCCTATATAAAGAACGCCATCCAATAGCGTCATCGGTCCTCGAATACTGAGCTATATTCCATTCCATGCGCCTGCTCGAAACAACTTGCGGGCTGTATTGAACGGCTCTAACCACCTGGCCCTTATCGGTAAACCAAAAAATCGATTCATCGACTTTAGCCGGTGAAGCCGCCGCGCCGCACCCTGTTTCCAGGTAGCCCGAAGGCACTTGAGCAAAAGGAAAAGGACTGGTGCCCGCATCGTACCACACTTCAGCGTCGCGCTGCCCGAAAAGCCAAAGCTCCCTATGATCGGAAAAAGCCGTCACGATATCATCGGAATAGCCCTCTTTAGTTGCGAAATTGAGAGCGTCCCAATTAGTACCGTCATCCGCCGCCGAAGGCTGAAACTGATTGCCCTTGGTCACAATGAAATAAGTGTCCATAACGGCAAGGGACCCGCTGCCGATCATTCCGGGGTTCGTAACCTGAATCAAATTACCGTCCAAAGGCTGATTTACGATAATACCCTGCGGGACCTGCCCGTTAACGGTAACGATATAAAGCGTTGAAACGTCATCATAATAATATTCGCCGCTTGTTCCTGATTCTAAAAGAGCGATGCTTGTATTTTCAAGCAAAACTGTATCGTTTACCGAATCGTAAACAAGTGTGGGTATTGCTGTATTTGTGAGAGTCGTTTGATAAATTGTTGTATTTGGCGCGGTTGTACTTTCGTTGTCATAAAGCGTCCAGGTTTGAATTTGCGTTTCAGCTACATTTATTAAATAGCCGGACTGACCGTCGCAAATCATAAATTCATGAGAGTTAGTATCAATCCAAACATAACCTGAAGAAGTTAAAAGCTGACCTAAAAGAGTAGCATTTCCAAAAGGGTCTATTTGATAAACGTTTGAACCGATAACAGCGATTAGTTTATCTTGAAAACCAAAAAGATTTCTGACTTGCGCTTGAATACCCACATTTAGCCAAGGCGTTAAGCCCGGCCTCATATAAAGCGTCTGTTCCTTAGTTTCAACGTCCAGATCGACATATAAATTACAGTCGATCAAAGGAGATTGAGTTAAAAAAGGACGGCCTGTAAAAGGAAGATAAGGCAATTGGTTTGCTCCTAATAAACCCTTTGCACAACAATGCTCGCTGCACTTACGTTGATAGACCCGTTAATTACTCGGCAGAAGTTCAACAGTATACGCCTTCAGCGTTACTAGGATAATTTTCCGTCTCATCAATCACTCCTGTTCGGGATCGTCGGCGTTGTAAGGTTTGGCTTCGGTCATCATTGTGCCGCACTCATCGGGTCAAGTTCGTCATAGTAGACTATTGCCCTGACCACGCCCGCCGTGAAATTACCAGCATTGGCGGCAATAGTGATCGCCACGGTCCCCGTAGTGATCTCATACGCTGGATGGATGGCGTTGAAGACTGTGTTTTTCGTAAGGGGTTGCCCCGTACAAATCGCTGTTGATGGCGTATTGATGTAGACCGCGCTCCAAGTTGTTCCCACAGCGTCGATTGTAATAAGGGTATCGACCCGAAGTTGGATGGCCTTAATTCGGTCCCCGGCGGGGATACCCAGAGTTATAGTCCCGGTTGGACCAGAAAGGGCTGGAGACACAGCTTCAACTACCTTCTGGATCAGACCTCCTCCTGAATTCGCTGCCGCTGTGGAATGTTCTATATTTCCCAGCACATGAAGGATTTGTGACGGAGAAGTCGTCCCGATGCCGACGCTGCCGGCTGGTATAATCGTTTTCGTAACGGACGCATTCCCTAGCGTTGTCGTATTTGATCCATTACCCACTGCGCTGGGGCCGATGACCGTTTCGTTAGTGTCATTATCAGCCAATGGATAGGCATTATACCCAAGATAAAGAGAATTTGTCGCTGTAAGATTCGCGGTCGAACCATTTGCAATATATCTACCTGCCTGATAACCAAGTGCCGTATTGCCGTAGCCTTTATTTAACGAAGCTACAGGAACACTGAACCCGGAACCAGTACCGCCGATAGAAGCGGCAGGGGCAGTGAGAACAGTCGTAGTGTCTTGAAATCCAGCGCCAGGAGAAGTTATCGTAACTGAACTTACCGCACCACCCGCTGAAACAACAATTGTAGCGGTTGGGTAAGTTGCAGCACTCGAACCACTTGATAGCGTCATCACGACACCAGTGTATGTCCCCGGAGTATATAAAGACCCCCCAGTAATCGCTCCAAGCGTTGCGACGTTGGTGGTGTTGGAGTAGAGGGAGTAATCGCCATCGGCAGTGTTGTAGGCGCCCGTGGTGTTGGAGTAGAGGGAGGCATTGCCATTGGCAGTGTTGTAGGCGCCCGTGGTGTTGAAGTAGAGGGAGGCATGGCTATTGGCAGTGTTGTAGGTGCCCGTGGTGTTGGAGTAGAGGGAGGCATAGCCAATGGCAGTGTTGTAGGCGCCCGTGGTGTTGGAGTAGAGGGAGGCATAGCCAATGGCAATGTTGTAGGTGCCCGTGGTGTTGAAGTTCCCTGCTTGATAACCTAACCAGGTGTTTGCTAAAGTATTGTCAAAATTGATTAATTTCGCTACTTGAATCGCATTGTCGGGCGTAGTCGTCCCGATGCCGACGTTGCCATTCAAAATCGTGTAGCCAGAACCGGACGGCGTAAGAGTTACATTTTGACTGCTTCCACCGGCAGCAAAAGCAAGAGGCCCAGTGCCTGTGATAGACCCACTGTTTGTACCTGTCCCACCCTGCCCAACAGACAACGGCGTGGTCAAGCCACCGCCACCGCCAGAAGGACCGCCAAACGGATCATTCCAAGCCGCATAAGCGGCCATGGTAAAAAGCGAAATAAAAATAAATATTAAAAACTTTTTCATTGCCGAACCTCCGCACCAAAAAAGCCTATAGTCACGATGCAATTGACCGGCGAAACGAGCGAAATATAAAGATCGGTTTTACGAATCATCCGCGCCGCCGAGGAAATAAGCTCGACGCCTGTTCCGTTCGTTACGTCCACCGTAGGAACGGCTATCGCCGAGGGACCGACCGCTTGAAATTGCGCGTACAAATCAGCTCCGCCCGAAACCGCAAAAACAGCAAGGCCCGCACCCGCTGGAATTGTATATTGCTTGCTCACATTAGCGCTCAAAACAGCATTAAAGATATTTCCGGCTTGCTGTATGGCTCCGGTTAAAGACAATTTGAAATTGTCACGTGCTTGAGTAATCCATTCCATTACAGGCATAATTTTATCTCCCGCTAAAATCAGGCGCAAAATTAAAAGACGTTTCGGTATCATGCCAATTAAAAGCTAACTTAGTTTCGAGAGCTTTAGTTTTAATCATTTGGTATCTATTCGGATTTATGTCGAACTCGGGAGCTATATCCTCGGCCAAATTGAATTTCAACATGCGCAAAGCCTCTACGGGAAAATACGCATTATCCGGCATATTGTCAAAATCTTGAAAAGGTATTTTAGCCGAAAGCACCAAAGTATCCGTTACATTGCTTGACACAGGCCAAACATACAAAAGACCATTATTCAAAGTAGGCTGATAATAAGCCTGCGTAACGCTTCCTTGATTTGATTTATTGCTTAAAAGCATATAATCGTCACGATTTCCTAAAGTAATCGGAGTATCATTTCCGCTAAAAGTTCGCCGTTTACCTTCCAAAATGTCTAACGGTCTTTGAGCTACATTCGTATACGCAAAAACAATATTTCCGATAGACGACGTTGTATATAAAGCTGAATTTAAGCTTACAATATTATTTATCGGAGCAGCGTTAACTGTTGTCCAAAATGTTGAGCCGTCATCCATTTGAATCCCAATTGTCATACCGGATGAAAGACCTAAAATTGAAGCTAAAACAATGCTCGAATCTCCAAGAGCGCCCATAGCGGAAACAGACGATTGAAAAATATTATCAAAAGTGGCGTATGAACCTGTGGGACCGATAAAATAAGATTGTGAAGTCGTGTTCAAAAATAGAACCAAATTAACAATAGCCCAAAGACCACCAAGCTCCGTTTGCATTGCTTTGCACATAATATTTAAAGCTTCGGCGCTATCGTTAATTTGCTCAGGATAAACAGGCTGCCCGGTTTCCAAAGCGCCAACCAAACGCAAAGCACCTTGAATAATTTGATTTCGATTAAGATTAAAGCTATAAGTGCCGGAAGTCGCCATATTTTAAAATGTTCCTTTACCGCATCGCACGCTGGATTTGCGGGGGCTAATTACCCCACTAGGATCGCCGCCCCAATACAAGGGCTTTACGGAAGATAACCCTATGATCTGTCCGGCCGAAAACCCTACGAAACAGCCCGGACTTCCCTTGAAGGGGCCGTTGATCGTGAGAGTGAACGCCCCGGTCTGAGTGATCGTACCGCTAACCCAAAGTTCGGAGCCGGCAGGAACAGTCACGTTTGAAGTAAGATTATAATTGCCGTTGACGTTGGTATCCCCCGCCGTGACAGCCGCTTGCAGACTGCCCGAGTACTGCGAAGGCGTCACGTAGCCGAGGTTGAGCTGAAAAGCACTACCACCTTCTAGCCAACCAAAATCAATAGTACCGTTCGAATAAGCCTTCGGAATATTATTTGGCGAAGGAGTTACAGTTGCTTGAGGATTTAAGTTTTGATTTACATTACCGACCGGCTGACCAAAATCAGCAAAGCAAAAACTCGCTAAAAAAAGCAAAAAAGCTGCTATAAAAATGCTTTTAGTCTTCATATTGAATAATTCCTATATCTTTAGAGCTTTGAGGTATTTGTATTTGAACGGGTAAACCTGTTACAGCGTCAACAATAGGGATACCCGTGGCGTCTTGAATAGTTTGAAGCTGAAATTTATCAGGTTGCTCGGGATTGGTCACTGGCGCTGTAGGATTATCCGGCACGCCTCGAAGATAATCTTGAGGATTGCGAAGCTCCCAATCAGCGGAGCAGCAAAGAGCACCGTCCCAACGTCTACGAAGATCAAAAGCGCGATATTTAAAGCCGCAAACATCGCAAATAGCCCAATTTCCGCCTCTGATATAGCCCATTTTAAACCTTCGGCGTCTCGGGAACAGCCTTCGGAACTTCAGTAGTAAAAGCGGCATCCGCAGCCTGAGCGGCATCCGCAGCCTGAGCGGAAGCGACCCGCGCTGTTTCGACTTTGCTCAATGCCGAAATCAACGTATCGACTTTGTCACTGATCACTTTTATATCTTTGGCCATAGCCGCCAAGTTGTCAATATTCAAAGCGTCGATCTTGCTGTGAGCAGACATTAAACTGTCGATAATGCTTTGATGATCCGTGTCCATAATTATCCTTTGCTATGCGAAGCGAACCGAAGCCCGCTTCGCATAAAAATTAATTTGCCGCTGTAAGAGCCGTCCCGCCCCCTGTGGCAATGACGTAGCCAACGGAATTTAGCCATCCAAGTATGTTGACGCTTGTGAACTGCGCCCCGGAAGCTATTGCCGCCGCAACGTTTCTGCCAAGCCCCTGCGTAGTCGAAACCAAACCGATAGCCGGTGTGGGAGTAGCGTTACTGTTCAACGCAAAAACGCTGTCCACCAAAAAGTTTGTCATCGCTCCGCTTGAATTATTTATCGAAGCTCCTGTAAAATTGCCCGCGACATTGACGTTCATCAACTCCACATGATCGGCGGCTCCGACGAGCTGAATGCCTGATGTTTTCTGCGTGCCGGTTGTCGAAGCGACGTATCTGTATCCGTAAAGGCCTAAATAATTTGCCGCCGCCGTTGTCAGAAGCTGCACCAATGTAGCTTTTGCGGGTGAGTCGTAATACTCGGCGTTAAACATTTGAAAGCCGGCCGCCTGAATGGAAATAGGCGCCGCAAGAGCGTCAATGCCCCCTGTCGCCGAGATAGCTTCCGCCGCAGTGATCGACCCGTTTACGAACAAAGGACTGAAAAGCCGCACGTTAGGGGCCAGCACATTCATGCTTGCCGTTGTCGCCGTATTGAAAAGAATGGCCGCTCGATTCAGCCCGCCGCCGCAAAAATATACATCGACGCCTGTATTAAGAGCTGCTGTAAAAGTCAACCCGCTCGCCGTAACAATTTCCCTGTGGCCAGGCATACAAACAATGATCGTAGCCGTTGAAATACCGATATTAGGCCGATTCGCCGTATTACCGACCGCCAGAGCATGAGCAAGCGTCGCGTAAGGCTTTTTGAAAGTGCCGTGATTTGAATCTGAACCGGTTGTAGAGCTTACCCACAATATTGTGCCGGGGAAGTTGCCGAGTGAAGGAATTTCTTGAATGACAAGCCCGCCTCCGAAGCCTCCGGGGTAACTCGACCATTTGTTTACGCCTGTAAGAGCGCCTGTAGCCATAAAATCTCCTTTTCGGAAAGACCCCGGCAGGCAGCTAAGACCTGCCGGGAGTGGTATGGTTTAAACTGGACTAATTACGGTCAAGGGCCATTCGATCCGTACCAAGCCCGCCAATCTGTCCATCCAAACACGTAACGCTCGTCAGCCTTGAACTTCAAGTTCTCGGTATCGAAATCGTTATCGCGTTTTACACGGACTTTTCGGCGCCGCATGTGCTTTGTACCGTCTTTGGCCGTTGTGCGAATGAAAAAAGCGTCCAGGAGGCTGAAAAAATGATTCATGTTGATGCCTTCCGGAAAAATGCCAAGATCGCGCAAGGCGTTCGTGTCATTGTTCGCCGTTCCACTCTGCTTGACTGATTTCAAGATTCGGTTGGCTTCGAACCAATCGTTAGGATGAACGTGCAAGCTTCGAGGCTTTAAAGCAATTTTATTGCCTCGATCATCCAGAGTCAGGTAAATGGCGATTGTCATGTCTTCAAGCGCCTGTTCGGACAAATCGGCGGCCGGTGTTAATGAGTTGCTTTGGTTGCCGGTTTGCGTCGGGTGAGACGCGGAAAAGAGCGGCTGTTGATCGCCGCCGAGATATGACGTTGAAAAAGAACGATTGAAAATATTAGCGCCGTTGATGTCTTTGGTTTGCCGCATTGAAAAGCCTATGGCTTTGGAACGTTGCCAAGAAAGCTTTTCATATTTGTTGTCGTCCATGGCTTCTTCGGTGATTATGAAGCCCGTAGCCCAAACAACATGAACGTAGCGAGCAATCCAGGACTGCTGATGTGTGTCGTAAGTTACCGCTTCACCCTGCGGCTTAACAGAAGCAAGCCCGAACCCGGGGACCAATACATCTTCTTCGTAGGCCTTATCCGAAGGCTCCGTTTCATAGAGCATTGGCCATTCCTGCTTGTTTTCCGCGTACTCCATGCCAAAAAATTTGTTTACACCAGGCCAAAGAGCTTTTGCAATCGACCCGGTTGTAATAGGACCGGCCATTGATTTAGCTCCCTATACCGGCAACCTGGCTGCCAAGTCTTACGTTGTTAGAAGTTACAAGCCACTTTGCATTTATCGAAGTAAGATCGTTATCAGGACGATCCACAGCACCGATAATATGCAGAGCAAGAGTATTAGTTGCAGCGGGCGCGGTCGTCGTACCGGTATCCATGTTCCAGCCTGAGAGCCCATTTATCGTATTACCGGCTGCCGTAGCAATCATATTGGCATTCCAGCCGACCCAATTTGCAGAAGGCACCGCGTAGGCATCTCCTTGAACTTCGTAAATAAAGTCGCCTTGATCCAAAACAATGTAAATGAAGCCGCCTGTTGAAGCGGGAAGATAATTAGCATTGAGATTTGGATATCCGCCCGCATAAGCCCCTACAAACTGAGGAATAGGAATCAATTCCTGCGGAATACCCACAATGACACCAAGAAAAGGGCCTCCGGCTACGCCTCTTTGAACGCTCAAGTGTTTTATTGAGGGGTCCTTATTGGCGTTGCTCGCATAAATATCAACCGGATCGCCGACAAAAAGCGCCGTCGCGTAGCTTGACGACACATAAGCAAGCCGAACTTTAGCAGTCCAGTCGCCTCCGCTGACTATCTGTACAGGTTTAAGCCCAAAAGGCGTATTTTGGTTACTCAACGTAACCTCCTATGTCGCAAAATTTATCGTCCAGGCGGCTTGTATTCGATCTCCATTTTGGGAGGTCCGTCGCCTGTAGTTGGCACATACGTACCGTCAACGGGCTTTCCTTTGGCATCCAGCCCCCTCATCATGCCCTTTTCCTGATCCAAAATCTGGTCCTGAATTACTTTTTGGTCTTCGTCAAAAAACTCTTTGGAAACGCTCATCAGATACGCTCTGATGGGCTTTCCCGCGTCATCGACACCTACAACCCTACTTATCCGGGTGTCGAGTCCCGGCTGTGCCGAAATGTCATTTCCACCGCCAACGCCAACAGCGGCAGCGGTTTCGGGGTCGCGCTCAAAAGTGTAGCCCCCTTTGATAGCTTCGTTCAGTCTGTCGCCCCGGTCATTTATCCAGCGTGGAACGACTCCTCTGAACTTCATTTCCGCTTCTTGTTTAGGCGTAAGGCTGAGCTTGCGCCTTGGAGTACCTAACGGTATTCTTTGGCTTCGATTTTGATCTTCATTTCTGCCTCTAGGCGATGTTGCCATGGCTTTAGCTCCGTAATATTTAAAGGTTTTGGCCTTGCTTAGCTCCAGTCATAATCTTTTAAAAATTCTTCTTTCGTCATGTAGCCCTGACGAACCAGATTGTTGCAAGTAACCTGAGCCTCATGGGAAAGATCGGAAAAGCCATGCCCCTTTTTACCGCCCGATCCGGTAGGATTGCCGCCCGCGCCGCCCACATTCGATGGTCGGTTTCTAGCGGGATTATCGAACTTCTCGGGAAACTGCTTTTCGACTTCTTTGCGAACGTAGTCCAAAAGAGCTGTTCCGCCTGCGCCATTGTGGGTACGCTTATAATGATCTCCCATTGCATCGGCGTAAGACTGCATTTCCGGTTCTTTTGCGTTGTACCATGTATTTGCATCGAACCAGGGTTTAAGATCGGGCGGAGGTTCGACAGGAGCAGCTTCCCGCTTTGTCTCAGTTTCAACAGGAACCTTTTTTTCAAGCTCTGTGATTTGTTTTTCAACATTCGCAAAAGCGTCTTTGTCGCCGGAATCAAAGGCTTCGTCCTTTTTAAGCTGAAGCTCCGCAAGTTTGTCGTCATATTCCCGCTTTGCCGCCACCCGTGTAAATTTGATAAATTCCTGCTGGCCTTTTTCGATATCGGACAATTTAGCCTGCGTTTTTTCCAAAACGCTGTCAAGCTTTTTGTAGCGCTCTCGAAGCAACGGAAGCTCTGTTTCGCCTCGCTCTAAAAACTCCTTGGCGGGCCGCCATTTTGAAAGATCGCCTTTGAAGCTGTCTTTGTCAATCCAGCCCATGCGCCTAGCGCGGATCGTTTCTTCAGGTGTTGATTCATCTTTAGTTTCCGGCTCTTCTATAAGCTCAGTTGCAACATCTTCCACTTCTTTTTCTATATCTGTCATGACTTTTTCCTTTTTTAAATTCGAACTTGCAAAATTCTTTCACAACCTTCACACTTAAAAAAGCTCGGTTTCAGTTCTATCTTGTCAATTTTAGCCGCACAATCTTTAAAAGGACATTCGACATCAGCAAACACTTTGCCGCGTGTTTCATCCCAATAAAGATCGTTAATTACTACAGGCCAAAAAACCTTTTGATTTAGCTTTTGCGTTATTCTTCCTTCAAAACAGCGTTAATGTCCTTATCGTTTAGCAGCCGCCAGCTTGCACTTCTATCCTTTTCGTCTTTGATTATAGCTCCCGCAAAACGATTAAAAAGCACTCTGTCGCCTTTCTTAGGAAGCGGTTCTTTAAAATCTTCAAAGGCCCTGCCTCCCATAGCGACCAAGACTCCGCGCTCCTGTGCCACTTGCTCTTTATCGCGTACAGTATCGGGTAAAACAATTCTGCCTATTTGCTCTTTAACTTGATCGGCTTTAACCAGTACTTTGAACTCTACCGGATGAATGCCGAGCGGATTTTCAATAGTAATTTCGATGTCAGTATGCTTTTGCATCTTCTTCCTTTGCCTCAATTCGATAATCTAAAATTTCTTGCAATTGCTCTATCTTCGCTCCAATATTAACAATCTGAATAGCCAAAGCTTCGCAAGACGGCGGAAAAGCTATCGAAGCTGCTAAAAGAGCTTCTTTTAATTCCTTTTCTTGGTTAGCAATCATTGCAAACCATTTTTTACCAACGTAAGAGCTTTTCCAATCATCAAAATCAGCTTGGCTTATTTCGTTCATTTCTTCATTCCTTGCACCGCCGCCTGCTGTTCCATCGTACTTTGATGACTCATTTGCTGCTGCTTTTCAGCGGCTTGCTGCCCTTGCACGGTCTGCTGCGCGTCATGCTCTCTTGCTCGTTCCTTGTCCATATTCGTTAAAAACATTTCAAGCCGTTCCATCGTGTCACTATCCGATATATCCCGCGCTCTTGCAAGAGCTAAAATTGCATCAGCCTCAATTTTGTGCATTTGAGCGGCAATTTTTTGAGCTTCGAGCTTCAGTTCCATTTCCCGAATCATAATTTCTCGAACAGGAACGGGCGGAGGCATCGCGCCCCATTTCTCTTTCGGCATTAAAATTTCATTTTTGTGCTCAGGATTTACAGCGTCCAGCATGAGACTGGTTAGTACATCTTCATCAACGTGCGGCCGGCCGGTAACACTCATGGTAGCCTGAGCGCGGGCTATTCGTTGAATGTCGCTCGCAAGTCTAGGATCGGCTACGGGAACAATGTCATAGCACTTTTCTTTGTAATCGGCATCAAAAACCGTTTGGCCCTTGTCCTTGAAATGAAACTCGACTTTAGGCTTGCCATATTTGGCGTTAAGAGCAAAAATCTTTTTGAACTCAGACTTAAAAGATCGATACACACGCTTATGAATAGCGGAAAATACCTGCTGCCCCTGTTCGATAAGCCCCAATGTTGTAGTCGCGGGCTGATTAGAAGGCTGCTGCATACCCATCATAGGGTCTTGGACGGACGCCAGGTCTTTTCCGGCTTGAATAAGCAAACCCAAAAGCTCGAACAGCACTTGAGACGGTTCAAAACGAGGAAAAGGAAAAATTGAGTCTTTTAAAATAGCACCAGAGCAATTTACTTGCTTCCATTCGTTAGGCTTAAAAGTAACCGTGCCTCCCGACTTTTTACCAAGTTGAACCGCATTAGAAATAAAGCCGCCTGCAATGTTGCTAAGCGTTCCAGAATCAAGAAGCTGATTGATTACTGTATTAATTGACTCGTTAGTCGCATTTAAAAGCACGCCAAAGCCAATATCATAAAAAGAGCCATCAGGAGCAGGAATAAAAGGAATTTTGGTATAATACTGGTCCTGCTCAATTTTTATGACTTTCTTTCCGTCAGTAACTATCCCCTCTTCATCAAACCTCGCCACAATTCGAACAACCTTCAACGAGTCTTTATGAACGGTTACGATATAAGGTTCAGCGTAGTCGTCTTCGTCAAGATCAATCCACCTGTGTTGTTCTAAAAAAGTATAGGGAGGATCGGAATCTTCAACATGCTCAGGATCGATATTAAGGCTTTCTATGTCAGGATCAATCCATTGACCGGAAGATACAAAGCCTTGTATGTCGTTTTTGTAATAAGTTAGAATTTCTGTCCCGCGCCTGCAAGTAGCAAGGTTTTTAGTCTTATAATGCACAACAAAGTTTTCAGGCAAAACCATTTCAGAAACATTACGCTTCAAAATCGAATCAAAATAAGTCTTGCGAAACACAAAACCCACAACAGGAAGCACATGCAAAAGCTTATCGGTATCTTCTTCCCAATCTTCCATCTCCTCGGTGAGCTGCCAACTCATGTGATCGGCTACACGCTTTCCAATTTCTTTCTTTTTTCCGTCAGGATCATCGCCTTTAACTCGGCACTTAACAACATCGTTACCTTTTATTATTTCAGCATAAGCTCGGGCAGCAAATTGAATAGCAGCAATGGTTATTTGGGGAAATTTTACATTTGCAGCTTTAGGCCATGGGAAATTCTTTTCTTCGATGATTTGACGCGCAATTTTCATGGCTTTGTCTATGTTCTTTTTCCAGTCCTCCCTTGATTCTTCATCAATTTCGTATTCTCTAACTACTTTTGTAGCCAAATCATTCAAAAGCTCATCAGCTTTTGATTTGTTTTCCTTGAGCAAATCAAAAGCAATATTTATGCTGTTGATCCAATTATGCAGCCTTTCCAGCGGTTGCGGAACATACTCGTTTGACTCAATTTCCGGCTCAATTATTTTAAAGCCTTCGGGAGCGTCGAATTGACCGGGCTGTTGTATGCCTTGCCCAGGAACAGAGCCGCCGTCACCTTCCAGGCTAGGGCCTTGCCCCATTATTTGACCGGGTATCGCGCTCATTTGGTGTCTTTCTTTTTCAGCCAACCGCCGCAAAAGCATTTCACAAATTTTGAATGGTGTCCTGAATCTTTAATTACAGGTGCTTCGCATTCACATTTTTTATCTAAATTAACGCTCATTAGTAACCACCTATTTCGCTTCGCCCTTGCTGTTCGTTCGAATCAATATCTTCATCATCAAAAGGCTTAACAATCGCTATATCAATTCCGCTCATTATTCCGTAACGAGTGCAATCCATAAGATGATCGTTTTCCTTAATAACTTTGCCATCTTCATTGCGCCGATATATTCTGTACTCGGACAGCCAATTTTGCAAGCTTTTAAACACTTTCAGCCTTCCGGTTGAAAGCCGCATCCATACTTTATAAAGTCCTGATTCGACACTGTTGTCAGCTTTAAAAAGCGTAAGACCGAGCGATTGATAAGTATAAAAAAGCTGCTCTCCGTCTTTTTGCGCTCGACCTCTTGCAGCCGGATCAATGACCCCTGAAATCCAATCGCCGCGAGATTTGATTCCCGCCGCATGAATAACAGGCTCCGCGTTGCCCTTGTAATATTCGCTCCAAAGATAAACAATATCCGTCTGCCGGTCCCAGGCAAGCCACACAGCCGCCGTTTTGTTCCAGCCGACATCAAACGCATAAGCGACCGGCCAATACTCGGGAATAAGAAAATCATCGACTAAAATTTCACTTTCGGGAACCGGATAAATCGCACCGGCTCCAAGCTGCGGGATTCCTTTGGATCGAGCATCGCGCTGGTAAGGTGGAATAGATGCCCACAATTCATCCTTTTCCGCTTCGGATAGGTGCGGAGCCTCGTCCCAATCTATCATTACTACACTGCGCGACACCGTTTAGCTCTTTCTATAAGCCGTTTCAATCCACGCTCCCGCACGGGGAGCGACTTAATTTGCATCGGGTAACTTTCCCCCAGGAAGAAAACTTAAAACAAGATCAGTTAAGCCCATCAAAGGAGTAAAAGTAAGCAATATTATTCCGCCGTTAAATGCACCAGTTTTCATAGTTCTAAGCAGGCATTCAGTATATATCGCCAGCGGACACTCCTCGTCTAACCAGATGCAGTGCTTTTCCGTCCCCTGAAACGCTTCTCTTCGCTGATCGTAAGACTTGAGTCCGAGCGTCGATATACCCCCACTAATGTGTTGCACGCGCACGATTTCGAACGCATCGGGAACGCCAGCTTTTGAAAGCGGTTTTCCGATAAGCGCATCGGCGGGAATAATTCCAGTTCCAAGCTCATTTACAGGCCCCAGGAGTTTGTATTGAATAATGTCGCGTGTTGTCTTGCTCGTATCACCTGCCGCCCAGGCGTCGATAGGACCGTCGAAGCGCCGGCCTTCCCACCAATGTGGGTATCTTCCAGTGAGATGAAGCGTAAGCTCATAAGCTCCAACTCCTTCAGTTTTTCCAATACGATTAGCGGCAAGAAGGAGTCTTTCACGGTCAACGGCCCCACGTCTGAAAAATTCCAGGTGCTTAACATACAGCTCGCGCCTTAACGGTCCTGTATCAGGGTAAAAGCTTTCGATCTTCCGAATCCTCAACCGTCGAACTTTCTCTAGCGATAATGTCTGAAATTCCGATTTTTCGGCCAAGTTCGGCAAGTCGCTTGTCCAGTTGTTCATCGCTCATACTCGTCGCTTCAATTTTAAACGCTTCGCCTTCGGCATTTTTTATTATGTTTTGTTGTGTCGCGTACTCGGGTCGAAGTCCTTTGACTCGAAACATCAGCAGATTGTCCGAATATTCCTTCACATGTCCAACAAGCCATCCGCATTGATAAATCGGCTTTTCCACTCCCTTTCGGCCTCGTCTGTCCACTTCTTCGAGCAAACCGTCGCTATATTCCATCAATGCTTGATTCCATGCGCTGTAAAAATCAGGATTGCTCCGTTTAAAAAAATACATTAAGCTGGGGCTAAAGCCGATAATCTTAGCTGACAGAGTAGGATTTCCGGTCTTTGCCAGATTTTCAAAAAAGCGATTTTGGAGCTCAGGCGTTAAAGTAGTTATTCGGCCCGAAGGCATTTTCGTTACTCCTGAACTGGTGCAGGAACGGACAATTCTGTCTGCTCGGCGCCGGCAAGAGTCTTGGCCGATCCGCCCGTAAGAGCCTGTTTAAACTTGGCAAGCGATGCTTCCATCTCCGTGATGTAAAGGAGGGCAGCCGCTTCCATCTCGTTCGCTTTGTCGGTAAAAAGTCCCATGATAAGTCCCTTCAGATTCGGTTCAGCCCGTTTGGGTCGTTTGGGTCCACTGCATTATTCAGAACATCTTTAGCGACGGCCTCCCGCTGTTGTGCTGGTGTTCCGCCTCTCACGGGGTCGCCGGTACTGCCGGTCCCTGCCTTATTGTAATCCTTGCACACAAGACCAGCTAGCGCCGCGAAGAAGGCCAGCAACCATTGCTGCTCTGTCGGTATCTGCCCGGTCTGCAAAATGGGCAGGACCAGCACAGTGAACGCCGCCAGGAATCCTACTATCGTCGTTTTCCAACTTCCCAATAGGGCGCTGGTTATGTACTGAGCTATCCAGGTTTTCATTTGTCCTCCACGGTTATCCCGGCCATGTCCATCACAGCCACGTAATTTTTGTATTCCGAACAACAATCTTTACAACTCAGGTTCCGCTCCACAAACCAATAGGCAGTACAGGTTAGGCATGGCGGATCGTAAAGGGCCAGGGTGTCGGTCATTTCACTACATCCACTACCGCACCGGCTACGGCTGCCTGCGCGGCACCGGATGCTGACGCTCCGTTCTGTAGCATTCCCCCCACGATGCCAGGGCTCTGCGCTGCCGACTCGGAAATCTTCGTGGACTTCTGCGGGTCTTTCCATGTCCCGTCTGGATTGCTGCCATTGTGGGGCACGATGAAGACTCGCTCGTTGATGGTGTTCAGTCCCAAAGGAGTGCTCACCTCAGTCTTCTGCGTGGCGATGCCCTCAATGGTCGAGATATCGTCGTACATCACGTAGTGAGCATGAGCACAGGCGCAGAGGGCTAGGCACATACTCGCCAGCCACATCGCCTTAATAAGCAACTTCAATCGCGCTTCGGCAGTCAGTAGCATCGGGTATCCTTCTATCACTTCGTTGCGGTTGTCGTGCTTGCCGTCGCTATTGCGGTCTTGACTGCGCCGACACTATCGTTCAGTGCGGTGATCGCAGCCTGGACGTTATCGGTCTGGGCGTTCGTGGCCGTCCCTGCCGCTGCGACCGTATTCAGGCCGGAGAGGGCCGTTTGTGCCGCCGTTTCAGCCGCCTTAGTGGTGGCTACAACCGTAGCGTTGGCCCCCAGAAGGTTCTCAGCGTCAGCCACAATCGCATCAATGGCCGAGATGGTGCCAGGTCCCAGGTACTCATTGTAGTAGCCTACCAACTTCGTGATCGTAGCTTGGGCGGTTGTAGACCACACTCCCAGCCCCGCGCAACCGATTACACAAACCAATACTGCCAAAATCCCGATGTACTTTTTCATAAAACCTCCGCAAGGAAACCCCTGATTTCAATCAGGGGAGGAATTGCGGCTTGACACGCCGCTGTTTTAAATCTATAATCCTTCAAACAAGAGAAGGATGTGCCTTGAAACTTATCGCCCAGGTAAAACTTCAGACCACTCCGGAGCAACATAAAGCTCTGATGGATACGCTTCTGCGTTCGAACGAATGTGCCAATGCGTTGTCTTCTTGGGCTTGGGAATCGCAAACCTTTCGACAATACGATCTTCACAAGGCAAAATATTTTGACCTGAAAGAACAGTTTGGCCTTGGCGCTCAAGTGACAATCCGGTGCATTTCCAAGGTTTCCGATGCGTACAAGAAAGACAAGAAAACGAAACGAGTTTTCAAAGACACCGGCTCCATCGCTTTCGACAGCCGAATCCTTTCTTGGAAGATGAAAGATCAGTCTGTCAATATCTGGACTCTTGTGGGCAGGCT